ACTTGGCATTCTAACTAGCGGCGCAACATTTAAGCCACTTACTTTAAATGCTGCAGATGCACAATTGCTAGAAGTACGCAGATTTGGTGTAGAAGAAATTGCTAGACTATTCCGTGTACCTGTATCTTTACTTGGTCACCCTGTTGCAGGAGCAATGTCATTCGCATCTGTTGAAGCTCAGAACTTATCATTTGTTCAGCACTCTTTAAGACCTTTACTCGAAAGACTAGAACAAGCACTATCACCATTGCTTCCTGAATCAGATGGATTTATTAAGTTTAACCTAGACGCTCTACTACGTGGAACAACACTAGAACGCTACGATGCCTATACAAAAGGTTTACGCGAAGGTTTCTTGAGTCTAAACGATGTGCGTTATGTAGAAGATCTTGCACCTCTTGGAGAATCTGGAGATCAATATCGTGTTCCATTGCAGAATATTGATGCGGCAGATGCAAAAGATGTTGGCTTAAACCTACGTGCCGATATTGCAGCCAAGTTAATTCAAGTAGGTTTTGATCCAAAATCAGTAATTGATGCTGTCGGTTTACCTGAAATGAATCACACAGGTTTGCCTTCAAATCAATTGCAACCAATTTCAACAATAGATCCAACGGATCCTAAAGCAGCATACGAGGTGGAGTAGTGTTGAATGAAGAGAAAGACTCAAGGAGCAAAATGAAAAAAATCGAACGACGCACATATACTGTGCAAGATGTTGAAACTCGGGCAGATGACGATGGAAAGCTACGCTTGTCAGGATATGCAGCAAAGTTTGATAGTCCTAGCGTCCCACTACCATTCGTTGAAACAATTGCTCAAGGTGCATTTAGAAAAACATTAACAGAAATACCTGATGTCCGATTACTAGTTAATCATGAAGGACTTCCATTAGCTCGTACTAAAAATGGTACAATGACGCTAATTGAAGATGACATTGGATTAAGATTTGATGCTGAATTAGCAGATACTCAAGAAGCAAGAGATCTACATGCTCTTATTGCTAGAGGCGACGTAGATCAGATGAGTTTTGCGTTCCGTGTAATTAGACAAAAGTGGAATGAAGACCGCACTATGCGTGTTTTGACTGAAGTATCATTAGCCGATGGAGATGTCTCAGTAGTTACTTATCCAGCTTATCCAGCAACATCAGTTGAAGCCCGTGAACATCTAAAAAATGCTATTGATGCTGTCAAAGAAGGACGAGAAATATCTGGAGATTCTTTACTAGTTCTAAAAAGCATTTTTGAAGATCTAAGTGAAGGCCATGACTATGTAATGAAGTCAGTAGAACTAATGGCTCAATTACTAGGAAATCAAGAAGTAGTTGCAGCAGACGATATGGAAGATTCTGATTACATGGAAGATGAAGAAGACAAAGACTTAATTGAAGAGGTTTCTGTACCAAGATCTATATCTCTTCGTCTAGCAAAAGCAATAGTAAACAACACAAAATAATATTCTGTTAGCAAATAGTTAACAGATACCGAAGTCGGAGCGAGACTCACACCCCAAAAGCGCCGTGATGCTTATCGCCACCACCTCGATTAAACTCATAAGGAGCAGAATACAATGTCATACCTTGACAAAGTAATCGAGCGCCGTGATGCAGTTAAAACAGAAATGGACGCAGTTCTTGAGGCAGTTGCCGCAGAGAACCGTACAGATCTAACTGCAGAGGAGACCGAGAAGGTTGACGCTCTTGTAGAAGAGTCACGTTCACTCGATACAAAAATCGAAAAACTAAAGACACAAGCTGATGCAGACGCTAAGGCTGCAGAAGTACGTGCAGCAGTTGCACCAGTTGCAACTCCAGCAGGTGGCACACGCGTCATCTCTGAACCTCGCACTTATTCAGTAAACTCTGATGCTTCATTCGTAAAAGATGCATATAACGCATCATTTAAGAATGATTTCAGTGCAAACGAGCGTCTTGCTCGTCACATGAAAGAAGAAGCAATTGAGCGTCGCGATGTTGGAACAGCTGCGTTTGAAGGTTTGGTTGTACCACAATACCTTACAGATCTAGCTGCACCACTTGCACGTGCTGGTCGTCCATTTTTGGATGCTGCAACAAACAAGCACGTACTACCTGCAAGCGGAATGACATTAAACATCAGCCGCATGACAACAGGTACATCAACTGCAGTTCAAGCAACAGAAAACTCTGCTGTTTCAGAAACTGATGCTGATGATACACTACTCACTATTAACGTGCGTACAATTGCAGGACAGCAAGACATATCTCGCCAAGCAATCGAGCGCGGTACAGGAATTGATACATTTATTCTTGCAGACCTAATTCGTTCATGGCACACAACACTTGACAATCAATGCATCAATGGTGCTGGTACATCTGGCACAATTCTTGGTCTTGATGGTTCAGGTGGAAATGCAATCACTTATACATCAACAGCTCCTACAGTTCAACTTCTGTATCCAAAGCTTGCTGATGCAGTACAGCAAATCCAAACAAACGCGTTTCAGAATCCAACACATTGGGTCATGCACCCACGCCGCCTAGCTTATCTATTAGCTGCAGTTGATTCACAAAACCGTCCTTTGGTAGTTCCAAACGCAAGCGGACCAGTAAACACAATGGCAGCAGGCGCAGGAGCTTCATCATACGGTAACTCAGGTTACTCATTGATGGGTCTACCAATTGTTACTGATGCAAGCGTTGGAACAACTTTCGGCGCAGCAACAAATCAGGACAAAATCTATTGCGTTGCAGCACCTGAAATGCACCTTTGGGAGCAGACAGGATCACCATTTGCGCTTAACTTTGATGCAACTGGTGCAAGCACATTGACAATTAAGTCTGTTGTCTATGGCTATGCAGCGTTTTCAGCAGGTCGTTACCCTCTAGCTGCCTCGATTATCTCAGGCACAGGTTTGGTAGCACCAACATTCTAAGCAAAGCTTAGAACAATAGTGTAGAGCCGGTAAGACTCCCCCGACTTATCGGCTCTACACCTTTAAACGGGGGAAAGCATGAAATCAGCACATACAGTTTCAATTGGAGCATGTGATCCAGGTACAGTTAATGCTGCTTGGGCGTATACAATGCTGCAACTTGCACAAGCAAGAAGTTCAAGATTAGGTCCATTTATAAGAATCGAAGGATCTGGTTTATTAAGTAAATTACGTAATCGTGTAGTTGCAACCTTTTTAGATCATACAAAATCTGATTGGTTGTTAATGATAGATACCGATGAGCAGTTAAGTGTCCAAGCATTTGATAAGTTAATTGAAACTGCTCATGATAAAGATAGACCAGTTGTAGCAGGACTTTATTTTGCAGCTTGGGACGCAAATGAAAACCTATATCCTGTTCCTGTTCCATTGATTTTTAATGATACTAATAAAGGCTTTGCGCCTATAAATGACTACAAACGTAATGCGGTTTTTGAGATTGATGCTGCCGGTACTGGTTGCATATTAGTCCATCGTAGTGTACTTGAGAAAATGCGCGAAACAGCAGATCCAAACCAAGGCACGAACTGGTGTTGGTTTTGGGATGGACCTATAAATGGTGAATGGATAAGTGAAGACTTACTATTCTGCCGTAAAATCAAGCATTTAGGTTTCCCTATTTATGCCAATACAGGTGCCATATTGCCGCATCAGAAAAGATACTGGTTACATGAAGGCCATCATACTGAACGGCAAAGTAATGAAAATATTTAAGAAAAAACAAACAGCAACAGCTTTGCCCGATTTAGAACGAGCAATGCAGCCTAAATTAGAGAAAAGGATAACGCATGGCACTAACAAACGCCTATTGCACCCTATCGGATGTAAAGAATGCTCTTGCAATCGAAGACATCAATGATGATCTAGCTATAGAAGCTGCAATTGTTTCTGCTTGTAGAATGATTGATGATTATACAGGTAGATTTTTTTACAAAGATGGAACTTCTGCGGCTCCTGTGATTCGTTATTACACGCCAAATGACTGGTGGATCTGTAATACAGATGATATTGTTTCTATTAGTGAAATTGCAACAGATGATAATTTTAACCGTAGTTATACAACTGTTTGGTCTGCAACAGATTATATGGTGGAGCCAATAAATAATCCACGTAGAGGTTGGCCATTTACTCGCATCTTAGCCGTAGATCGTTATCTTTTTCCTCGTTTATATCCGCAAACTGTACGTATTACAGGAGTATGGGGATGGTCTGCTGTACCCGCAGAAATCAATTTAGCTGCTCGTCTACAAGCTTCTAGACTGTTTATTAGAAAACAATCTCCATTTGGAGTTGCCGGTTCTGTTGATATGGGAACTGTAAGACTAACTTCTAGATTAGATCCTGATGTTGAAGCGTTAATTCGTCCACTTAAAAAGTTGAGTGGAGTTGCATACTAATGCTACCAAGCAAAGTCCGCGAAGGATTAAAAAACAATTTACAAGAAATAGATGGACTTAGAGTTTATGATTTAGTCCCTGATGTAATTGTTCCACCATGTGCAATAATTGGTCAATTAGATCTTACATTCGATCTTAACAATGCTCGCGGTTTAGATCAAGCAAATGTAGATGTAATGGTTATTGTCCAGAGATTCTCTGAAAGAACAGGCCAAGACAAGCT